TTAGAATAGTTGGTCAAGTAGGCCAACTATTTTTTTGTTTTCTTTATCTTTGTACTCATCAAGTAGATTTGCGTAAGTATCTAACGTAATACTTAAATTCGAATGACCTAATCTTTTGCTGATAGCATAAATATCAACGCCTTTGTATATTAAATAGCCAACATGAGTATGTCTAATGCTGTGAACATGGTAGGAAGGTTTATTTATACCTACTGTGCATAAAAGCTTTCTGAGAGTATTATTTATAGCGTTATTAGATGGTGGCATATGAGTGGCTTTTAGTCCGAAAACATACTCTTCATTATTCTCTTTGAGTTGTTTAATATAAGTGAGTAATTTAGGGGTAACATAAATATTTCTATTTGAAGATTCATTTTTTGTTGGTCCCAATTCATGAGTTGCCTGATCCAAAGATTTATTAATACTAATCACATTGTTTTCAAAGTCTATATCTTCCCAATGTAGGGCGGTTATTTCACCGATTCTAGCACCTGTAAGGAAGGCAGTAAGGATAATATATCGGCTAGTGTATCTGGGTTGTAAGTTGTTTTCACACTCTTTTAGCGTTTTTTCAATCTCTTCCGCATTTAAGTAAATGACATCTCGTTTTTTTGATTTATTGCCTGTAACTTTAACATTGGCTGTAAAGTCTTTGTTTAGTAGACCGTCATTAATAGCGTATTGAATGCATGCTCGAATAGTAGCGTTTAATTTACGTGTAGATTCTGGAGCATGGTGTTTGCCAAAGTCCGTTATTATCTTTTGGTATTCAATTCTATGAATATCTTTAATTTTCTCAATACCAAAATATTTTTTGACATGTTTAATATAAACTCGATATCTACGTTCTGTAGCAGGACGTACACCAGGAAGTCTAAAGGTAGCAATCCATTTTTCAAAATAGGTAGCAAATTCAGGATTTTTAGTTACATCAACACCAGATATGGCTTCTGATTCAAGTTTTATCCCGTACTGAGTAGCTTCTGCTTTAGTTCTAAAACCACCTTTTGATTTTTGCTTTAGTTTTGAAACTTGTTTTTGACTTTTGGGATCATATATTGCATATCTTTTACTAAAACGAACTGTCCATGTTTTACCTCTTTTATAAACTTGTGCCATTAATATACCTCCTTCAGAACATCAGTTCTTTTGAACTGTAAAAATAAAACCAGCGTTAACTGGTTGTATCTTAATAAAATTTATATTCGTTATAGTTAGTAAATCTAGAGTGACCTAGAGCTTTATTTCCGCCTGTGTAAAAGGCAAGATAAATACCACGTTTTTGATCTTCTGGTTGAATATCCATTCCCGAAGTTGCCATAGAACGCAAAACTAAATTCGAAATAGAATTACCAACTTTAGTTTTTGTTGCATCATCTAAGTTCATAAAGCTTTCGTCAACATAAACATAGGCTTGGGTATCACTCCTAATATCAATTTTTTCAACATAAGTTGAATAATCATAATTATGATTACCATTATTGGCATCATCTTGATCGTCTTTTAAATCTTGGAATAATTGATCGTTAGCCTTTTTTATTTGGACATTACTTTCATTATTGGAATTTGAGTCTTTATTGTTATCTTCTTTACTAGATTTTTGTGAAGAACTGTAATTATTGGTAGCCTTTTTCGAAATCTGATTGGATTTTGAAGGAGAGATGAAAATAGTTACTAACATTAAAACCAAAGATATTGCAGAAATAACTCCTGAAAGCTTTAAAGATTTCTTTGATAAAGTTGGTTGCTTTTTTTCTTTAATAGACTGCCATGCAAAATAGAGTGGAAGAGCTGAAATTACAAAGATAAGCATAAAGATCCACGTAAACATATTACTCATAGTTTTTCTCCTACTTATATACAAAGTTATGAAATAATAATCATTAACAATCAGCTTTTAAAGTCGTCAGTATTGGACTTCAAGTGATATCTTATCTTGATCTTTATTTATTTGATTAGTTAGTCTTTCTATATCAGCTTTTTCAGCTTGAATTTCATGTTCCTGCTCTTCTTTACTAGTAAAGAAGGAAGAAGTCTTTTCATAAAAAGTAATTATTTTTTTAGTGTAGTTAATTTCTGCTTTAAGATAATTGATTTCCTTTTTGTAGTATTCTTTTAAAAGATCACCATCATTCCAATTTGGATAATCTTCATCTAAACAGAATGGAAATTGATTATTTCTGTGTAGTTCCCACAAAGCAGCATACTGTTTAGCAATTTTTCTTCCTTCATCAGACAATATGTATCTTTTGTCATCTTCGATTATCCAACCTCTAGCAATAAAATGTTGCAAAAGCTTATTGCCATTAATGTTGTAATCGTAGTAAAAATACTGAGGAATTGATGTAGTCACTAAACGTCCTTTTTTGGTTCTACTAAACCATACTAATAACAGCAACTGTCGCAACTTAAATTCAGTTCCCGTATTGTATTTATCATTATATTTGGGATAATCAATATTTCTACCGTAATAGTCTTTGAATTTTGGTCTTAAATTTGTTACTTCAAAATATTTTGAATATGCGTCATTATCATTTTCGGAATAATTTACATTATTATTTTTATTACTTTTTCTATTAGTAGAAGAAGTGGAGTTACTGCCTAAAATATAAAAGAACAGAATAAAGATAATTACAATAAGAATGATAGTAAACATAAAATCACCTAAATTATTTTTATGAGTTAATTTTGAATTTAGTTTTTTCTAAATATTTGATGTAATACTCAAGCTTGCTCTTCAAGTAAGTAGTAGCAAGCTCTAGGAATACCAAAAGCTTGAGCAAATGTGTAAATATTGTAGAAGTAAATCTCATGTAAATCACAATATTCAGTTAGAAGATAGAGACTAAATTCATTAGCTTCACGTTCTAAGCGAATGCTATTCACAGAACTAGAATGGTATTCGCTTTTTTTATGTCCTAAAAACAAGTGGCCAAGTTCATGACCAATAATAAAGGGAATTTCATCTATATTTTTCCAGTTAGCGTTAATTACGGCAGTGCGATACTCGGGGAAAGCTTCAGAGGGATCATCGTTTTCTGCGGCGTAAGAGAAAGTAACACCGTACTGATGATCCATGGCGTAATTCATTAACCACCTAATTACTTGGTTTCTAGCTGCTGTTTTTTGTTCTGGTGTTTGGTACATAAGCTATTGGTCCTTTTTTGGAAGATTATGTTTTTCTGCGTACTGTTGGGCAAGCAAGCGGAAAGTATCGTTTAAATCTTCCGAAATAACTCCTTTGTAAGGCAAACCAAGATCTTCATAACCCAGCTCTTTTTTTGAAGAAGGCATAGATAGATCAAGCAACGAATCAGAAGAAATATTAAAAGCTTTAGCTAATGCTTTTAATTCATCACTAGATACCTTACGAGTGCCTCGTTCTATTTTGTTTAATGCAGTACGTTCTATACCTGTTTTTTCTGATAGTTCTATTTGTGACATGTTACGATCTTCACGTAAATTAATGATCTTTTTTGCGAGAGTTATTCTATCATCTATCATTTTATCCACCTTATTTATTGCGCTTTTCGCAATAAATATAACACTTTTTGTGCTTTTTTAGTACTTTTTTTCTAAAATAGCACAAAAAAATGTTGACAGTGCGAAAATCGCAATGTATTATAATAAATGTAAATTGAATTGCGAAAATCGCAAGTTAAACAGAGGTGAGAAAATGACTAAAACAATAAATCTTCCTTTGATTAAAGCTACCAGATTAAGACTGGGGTATACAAATGAAGAAATGGCGTCTGCCTTGGGGTTAAGTGGGGCAGATAAGTATTATCGTAGAGAACAAGGGGAATACAATTTTAAAGCGACTGAATTACCGGCCTTATCACATGTTTTACATATTCCGCTTGAAAAAATTTTTATTTAAATTTGTGCGATTATAGCACAATGAAGGGAGAAGAATTATGAAAAATTTAATTCAGATAAAAGTAGAAAACGATCAGCAATTAGTAAGCGCTCGAGAACTATATAAAGGATTGGATATTAAAAAAGATTTAGCGTTTGGGTTAGTCAAAACTTTAAGGAGTTTGAGGAAAATCAAGATTTTACGAGTGTACCCGAAGGTACGGTCGTTAAAAGTGGTAATGGAACAGTTAGAAAATATGACGATTACTTCCTAACAATCGACATGGCCAAACAGCTCTGCTTGATGAGTAGAACAGAAAAAGGAAAACAGTACCGTAAATACTTAATCGAAGTAGAGCGTAAATGGAATGATCCACAAGAAGTAGTTAAGCGTGGTTATGCAATCTTACAAAATGAGAATACTCAGTTAAAGCTAGAAAACAAGAATTTAACTGTCCAGCTTGAAGAAAGCAATAAGAAGGCTAGCTACTTGGATGTCATCTTAGGAACGCCAGATGCATTAGCAATCACACAAATTGCTGCTGATTACGGTTATGGCGCAGTAAACTTCAACAAACTTCTTAAACAGGTAGGCATTCAGCATAAAGTTAACGGCCAATGGATTCTTTACAAAGTCTATATGGGTAAAGGCTATGTAGTAAGTCAAGCTTTCACTTTTAAAGATCATTTAGGTAAAGACAGGAGCAAGACAACTACTTATTGGACTCAGAAGGGTAGAAAGCTTATCTACGACGTACTTAAAGATAACGATATTCTGCCGTTAATTGAACGTGACGATATTGCATAGGTAAACAAAAAAGCAGACCTGAATAGATCTGCTTATGCGTTGAAGTTACCAGAGTTGACTTTAGCTAATTTTGTGAAACCAGTATTTTCAAATTTTCTCATTGGGTTAACTGCAACATCTCCCATCAAAGTACTTGTCATACGGTTTGGTTTATTAATCGTTGTAGAGTTAAGAGCTGTTTGAATGGACTGCTTTTGTTTTGTCATTTAAGAGAGAAAAAATCATGAAAGTAAAAAAGTTAACGGTGGATCAATTAAATAAGCTCCGTGAATATCTGTTCACTAAGCGTTTAAGTGCAAGCAATAGAGATGAATGGCAAAAGTATGTCGATATGTCAGATGAAGTTAACAAGGAACTTCAATCTAGGACAGTTAAGGCATAAATGATCAGAAGGGAAGAGAGAACTTATGAGTAATAAAAACGAGACAGACCTTTATGTAAATGTTCATGGCTTAGAAGACATGAAAGCTTTAAACAGCGAATTAGAACATAGTTTTAACCTGTTAACTGGAATTGTCGAACATGTTAAATATTTAAGAAATGAGGATGGGATAGATCAAGATGCAGCAGATTTAATTGTCAAAAAAATAGCAAAAAGACTTACACAAGGTTTTCCTTCAACAGATATTGAAGTTGAAAAAGAAGATAAAAGCCCATTTGCTGGGATTACTTTCAACGGAAAACCTGTATCAAAAGATAAATACATGACTTTATATGAAGACTACGTAAAACGCTGTTCTGGAACAAACAAAGAATAGTTTATTCAAGTTAGAGGGTGGGATAAATGAAAGTAAGTATATCAAAAGATGAACTGAAAGTTGCTGTCCAGGAAGTATTAACAGATATGGGATATACGTCTACTAAAGTAGCAAATGGTAAAAGTATATCATTTGAAGAATTTTGTAAAAAATATGGACGTGGTCATGGTAAGGCATGGATAAAAGAAAAAATCTTTTATCGATATAAACCTGACTTTGTTTCAAATATTCATCCAGGTAAAGGTCGTTCATTTCGAATCTCTGATGGTTTGGCAGCTGAATGGTTTGCTAAGCATGAAAAAGAAATTGATTGGGATGAACCATTAGAAAGGAACAAGTAAGTATGAAATGGTTTAACAAAATGGTAAATGAATGGTTTCAAGTAGATCTTAATTGCCGAGAAACAGACTTTTTAGCATTAGCTGGATTTGTTGGAATATTTATTACATTCATATTCACAATGTTTACCGCAATTTTTCCGAATATTTAGAGGAGGTGGGATAGATGGAAAAAGAAACAAAAAAATACAGAGATCCATTTAAAGGTATGAGCTTTAATGGAGCCCCTGTATCTAGAGAAGAATATATTGCAGCTTATGAAAATTATTTCAAGCGCTGTTCTCAACGATAAGGGGAAAGAAAATTATGAACTTAGAATCAAGACTAATTATTAACAGCAACGCATTCTTTACTAGAAAGACAAAAGCACCTCTGGTAAACGATGAGTACGAAAAAATGTTTGAAATGGCTTTGATGGCAACAAAAAAGCCGTTACCGACTGCCATCAGGAACGACTAGGAATAAATTCAAAGATTTTATATCAACTAAGGAGAGTATACCACATGGAAGAATTTGAAGATAGTCAATTGAGAGATTTACAAGAAGTAGAAGGCATTGTCTTACGAGACGTGCATGGCGAAAGAGTAGCAATCGGCAAGGGATTTCCTTATGAGAACATTTTTAGTTTCATGGTCCACTATTTTAATTTTTATACCGCTGATGACTTTGCCGAAAAGCTTGGATATAAGAATGCAGAAAAAATGTTTCAACATTGGTTTGCTAAAACGACTAAGCTTAATCCGTTTGACTTAATGAATTGGTGTAAAGATGCATTTGATGGCATCTACGCTGACGATTTAGCAGATGAGTATGATTATGAACACCAAGCTTATTTAGACGCAGAAGACGCAAAATATGACCGCTTAGCAGGTAAATAAAGGAGACTACTATGAGAACTACTGTCACGAAAGAATTAATTAAATTGGATAATGAAGAATTACCGATCAATTTAGAACCCGCAAAAATTTATTTTCCAAAATATGAAGAACTAAAGAAGCGAGTTGATGGGCTGACCGATAGTTTAAAGGACTATGTAGTTACAGAAGACTCATACGAACAAGATAAAAAAGTAAGAGCTGAATTAAATCGCATTCAGAAAATGCTAAGTAAAAAAAGAATAGAAATTTTTAATGAAGCTGTCGAGCCTGCTAATGAATTTAAACAACATATATCTGGCTTGGAAAAGCAAATAAAGTGTGCATCGGACCGAATAAGTGAAGGAATTAAACATTATACCGATAAAGAAAAAGATGCAAAATTTCAAGAAATAAAGCTTAGACTAGGAAATCTTGCTCTTAAATATAATGTTTCAATTCAACTATTAGGAGATATTCGAGAAAAAGATAATCAATTCAATCATTGGCTTAATAAATCTTGTTCTTGGAAAAGAATTGAAACTGAAGCAGAAGATTTTTTTAAAACTAAGGCTGAAAATCAAAAGCTAAAAGCTACTTTAAATCAGGTTGTTATTGATAGAGCAAAATCTTACGATAAGCCGACAATATCACCTAATCCTTATCTTGAGATGCTTAATTACAAAGATTTGGATCAAGTATTAGTTCAAATGGCACACGACCATGAAGATGCAGTCAATCAAGAAAAACAACGACAAATTGAAAATAGAAAGGCTACAGAAGCTGTTGAGAGACGTGGCGACAAGTATGTAGATACTAACACTGGCGAAGTAGTGGATAGCGTACACAGTATGTCACTTAGATTTTATGGAAGTAAAGATCAACTAGATAAGTTAGTCAAATACGCAAGAAAACTTAATATTAGCTTTGAAAAGGTGAAATAACATGGAATTACTAAATCAACCACCAACCCCAATAAATACCCCACAAGTTATTGGATTAATGAACATTCAAACGATTGTAGGCATGGACGCACAACAAGCACTAGATGCTAAATTATCCTTACTTAATTCGTTTGTAAGCACAAAGAAAGTACTGGAGCAGCCCTCTAAAAGTAAAGAAGGATATGGCTATAAATATGCTGATTTAAACGATGTCTTATCTGCTATTCAAAAAGCAATTGGAGATTTAGATTTAGCCTTTATCCAACAGCCAGTAAATAAAACAGCTAAAACAGGAGTTGAAAATTATATTTTCAACAGCAAAGGAGCAATTCTTGATTTTGGGAGTTATCTGCTAGATATCACTAAGCCACAACCTCAGCAATATGGCTCGGCATTAACGTACTGTCGCAGATATTCAATTAGTAGCATTTTTGGAATAGCTTCTGAGGAAGATACAGATGCTAAAGAACTGCCACAGTACATGAATCCAGAAGAAATAGACAGACTGACGTTGCCTTACAAAGGTAAGCAAGTATCACTTTCAAAACTATTTTCACTTGGATTAGCAGGTGATACAAGTGCCAAAGGGAAACTGCTTGACCGTGAAAATAACAATATAACTAAGTTGGCTGTTAAGAGTATGACTGAAATATGGGATTTTGCCCAAGATATCAATGCTATGAAAGACGAGGCAAAGAACAAAACAGAAAAAAAGCAATCTCAACAGCCACCAAAACAAGAAGATCCATTTAAGGATAAGAAAGTAGATACTGATCAACCAATTGAACAGCTACTAGATGTTTAGGGCTAGATATGAAAGGTATGCAATATGGAATTTAAGGGCTCTAATATATTTCTAAATATACCAATCAATATAGCCAGAGATCCAGTTCTTTTAGATAAAACACCGAAAGCAATCCTCCTTATGGGTGAGATTGTTTCAATGCTAAATGTTACAGGGAAGTTTTTTATGAGTAATGCCGAAATGGCTAAAAGGTTGAGGGTTTCTCAAAGTACAGTAAAAAACTATTTAGATCTTCTTGAAGAACGAGGATATATTGTCAGGAAAATAATTTATAAGGAAAACTCGAAGCAAATTATAGGTCGAGAGATTACCCTAGGTCAGTCAGCTGGCCTAGGGTGGGGTAACACGTTGACCGAGGGTAGGCCAACAAGCAAACCGAGGGTAGGCCAGCCCACTGGCCATAAAAAGAACAGTTTAAGAGAACAGTCTAAAAGAACATTTAATAATCTCTCTCAAGAGGAAAAAGAGAGAGATAAAAATACAATTGAAATTTTAGTTAATTATCTAAAACATTGTGTTGAAGAATGGAGAAGACCCCCAATTATATTTTCAGAATCTGAAATAAAGAAAATGATTAGTGCAGTCCATGGTAAGGATACAAGAACATTAAAAGAAGCAGCTGATAAAACGATTATATATGGCGAGCAATATCCGCAAGGCTATCTGCTAAGCTGTATCAAAAATTTACCAGAGATAAAAGAAGAGAGGCAAAAAAATGAGTAGAGGAACAGAACATATTAGCGAAGAATTAGCAAGCTTTATCGGAAAGACCTTAGGAATTGTAGCAATTGGAGATGGAGATTTAGCTATAAAACTGATTGATGAAGTATCAAAAATAGTCGATCAAAATTCTTTAGATGCAATTGTTAGTAGCCAAATAGGGCAGCAGCTGTTTACAGCCTTACAATTTGGAAACACTAAAGATGTAATTGATGGATTTAAAGAGTTGCTTAATGATGACGAAGAAGGAGAAAAGGTAGCCAAGGAGTTTATAAAGAAACAACTTCCGAACATTATTGGAGAGGACGAAGATGATGAGTAGCGAATTAATCAAAGTAACAGTTCAAAACGATCAACAGCTAGTTAGTGCAAGAGAGTTGCATAAAGGTTTAGGTCTTAAAAAGCAATTCACTGATTGGTGGAAGCAAAACAACAAAGATTTTAAAAATGGAGCTGATTATACATCTACACTTACAAGTGTAAATGTTGGAAATGGAGCTGTTAGGGAAGTTCAGGACTATGCCTTAACAATAGATATGGCTAAACAGCTATGTCTTTTGAGCAGAACTAAGAAGGGTAAAGAATACCGTGAGTATCTAATCGAAATTGAGAAAAAGTGGAATGACCCACAAAACGTTGTTCTACGTGCTATGGATATTCTTCATAGTGAGAACTTGCAACTTAAGCTTGAAAACAAGAGCCTAAGTAGACAGCTAGAGGAAAGTAACAAGAAAGCTAGTTATTTAGATGTCATTCTTGGAACTACTGATGCAATGGTTACTACTCAAATTGCTATGGATTATGGTTACAGTGCGGTTAAGTTCAACAAATTGCTACACCAGCTAGGAATTCAGCATAAAGTTAACGGTCAATGGATCTTATATAAGGCATATATGGGTAAGAAGTACACTACAACGAAACTTCATACATACACCGACAAACACGGTAAGGATCATGCTAAACCACTTACTGCTTGGACTCAAAAAGGTAGACGATTGATCTATGACATTTTGAGAGAAAATGACGTTCTACCACTAATCGAGAGAGAGGACATTGCTTAATGCTGGAAGAAAACCACAATTTAGAAAAAATCATCGAAGACGCAAAAGAGTACCGCTGGTACTCAATCCCCGATATGTACATGGTTGAGATCTTAGACACAACAGGTCGCTCAGCTGGATATGCCAAGTAGTAAGGCAGGTAAGTCAAAATGAGTAAAACTAAACTGAAACCAACATGGTACGCAATGTACAGAGGTGACACATTTATTGATCTTGGTACAGCAGATTATTTAGCTGAAAAGTATCACAAAAAGAAACAATCTTTGCTGTACTTGTCTAAACCTGCATATCACAGAAACGCACCGAAAAATAGCCAAAGACTAACATTGTACAAAATGGAGGATTAGGCAATGAAAATTAAATCAATTATTAAAACAACCAAATGTATATATGCCGTATCAGATGATGTAGATACTATCTTTAATAAAATGAACGAGCCTTATTTCTTTGCAGATACCTTGTTTAGTAAAGGAGAAAAGAGTGATTTACCTTGCTTTAGTGGTGCGTTAGCAGATGCTGAGTCAAATGATTTTTATAAAAATCGTGACGGAGAGCCTGCATATGTTATAGGACATACGCAAGTTATCTTTAATACATCGAAAATCGAGACAGTATACCCTATGGACCGAGATATTTCAGGAGTAGAGGAATAATGTCAGATTGGATATATGCAGCGGTGTTTTTGATTTTGTTAGCGTTAGGAATTTTAGTAGTGGGAGCAATATGAGAGTAGAGTTTACGATTGAAGGACCGCCAGTAGGCAAGGCTAGACCTAGGGTTACTAGGACGGTTACTTATACTCCAAAGAAAACGTCTCAGTACGAAGATTTAGTCAGGTACACAGCAATTAATAGTTTTGACGGATGCTTTGACAATGACGAGCCTGTAGATGTCAAAATAGTGGCATATTTTCCAGTTCCTAAGAGCTGGAGTAAGAAACGTAAGGCATTGTGCCTTGCTAACAAAGAATTGCCTATCAAGATGCCTGATGCTGATAATATCGGCAAAATCATCATGGACGGTATGAATCCAAAGAAAAAGTTAAACAAACAACTTAGAAAGATGGTCGAAGTAATGCAGGGTGTGTACAAAGATGATAGACAAGTTACTAAATTGCTAGTTGTAAAGAGATATGCAGAGCGTCCTAGAGTGGAAGTAAGAGTTAAGAGAGATATGGGTGAGTAAAGTGAAAGAATTAAAATTAGGAGACAAAATGTGCTTTATCAATCTGATATTTAAAAACGGTTGCATAGATTCGATTGCTGTGGCAGATACTCCAGAACGTTTATCGGAAAAACTAAACAAAGAATTGTATAAAAATGGAAGATTTGATAACAATAATTTCTTAAATTTTAAAGGAATTCATGGAAGCGGCTATGTTGATTTATCTACTGTAGCCAAAATAGAAATTTCTGATAAAGATAAAGGACCATTGGTTTTGGTTAATTCGCAGGTAAATGATGATGAAATAGATAAGAAATGGAGAAATAACTATGGCAATTGAGTTGAAGATTGGAACGAGAGGAATAAGAGGCGAATTGACAAAAACATTCACTCCAGCTTTTCTAGAGTTGCATGGATTATTTCGAGTGGGCTTTGTTGAGTATGTTGAAACAGAAACTGAGAGTATTTTAGGAATGTGTTTTGCATGCAAAACTAAGTACGGCTGGATGTGTTCTTTTAATCATGATGATGTATTAACTTACATAGGCAATGGAATTTGGGATTTAAGAGCAGCTGAAGAAACTAAATTAACTAGATTAAGTGATGCAGAGAAGAAAGTATTATCAGAACCTGATAAGGAGTTCTAGTTATGAAATTGTATGGATATGAAGTAAACAGATTCAATTATCGAAATTACAGTACTAGTCAGTTAAAGGAGTTTCAAATAGCTCTTAAAAGTAATCTTCGAGTTTTAAAAGAAAACAACCAGGATAAAGAACAACTGGATGTATTTGATATAGATAAAGAAAGAGATATGCACGAGCTTGTTATACTTATCATTCGTGAGATAAACATCAGAGAAAAGTAGTTTAGGAGTGGGAACGTGGAAGAATTAGATTTAGGACTAAGTATGAACATGGAAAAAACCGCAGGAAGAGCTACAGGCTTTTTGAAATACACGTTTCCAGAATATGTGAGAGGTGCAGCCCTTAGCTTAGACGATTTAGCTGGACAACCTTTTACAGGTATGCCCTCAAGTCATAGTGCTACTAATTCGCAAGAGAAAAAGCTAGACCGAGCTTGGGAGAAAGTTGAGCAAAATGAACTTAGAGCAGCTACTGTTTACCAGACTATACTTTTATGCCAAAGAAGCCCTACATATCCGTATCAGCAAATTCTACTCAATAAATTCGTTAAAAAGCTCCCTGATTGGAAGATACAGCCGATAGTAGGGTATTCTAACAGCCAGTATTATTTAAAGCGCAGAAATGCCTTATGTGAGTTTGCGGATCTGCTTAATTCTAAGAAAGTAAAAAATGGGTGTCTAGATATACCTGATTTAGTCATTGAAGTTGAATCAAAAACGGAAAAAAGCAAAACGGACGATTGCCGGACAGTTTCCGAACACCTATCGGATTGAAACCATGGTAAATTGTTATTGTCGAAAGATTAGGTAGTAGGATCTTTCGACGACACCTCGATGATGCTATGAGCGAGGTTTTTCGAACTGAAAAAATACTCCTTTCTAAAATTAATAGAAGATCTTGGTTTGTGTAAGTACAAATTGACTGACCGTCCTTGGTAGGCGTTAGCAGTCGTTCGATTCGGCTGGCGGTTATAGCCTGTTTATCAGGCTAGACATTCCTCTAATACTTTTTGGTTTCTTAATTAATGAAAATACTTTTTATTTGACATTGAGTAATCAGGCTCGATTCCTGATTATTCATTAGCCTAGGCAGGTAGTCATTGGTGACTATTATATATAATAGTTTTTTCGCCTAGGCACAACATCTCCATGCCATGACCCTCAACGGTTTCGAGGCGAGCGTAGAGTTAAGAGCTGGTTATCTGTTCGCAGTTGACCGCAACAGATACCGTGGGTAGAACGGAACACAATTTGGAATGAAAGAAGGCGATCTTCTTTCACGTATCTAGCAAGGTTCGACTCCTTGCCTGCCTGTTGCCTGTCGGAAAGCAGGCGTTAAGCAAATATACCTTGTCATACAGTATGTTTGCGTTTTATCCGTAATAGTAATATATATACACGAAAACTATATTACTTGTCGTTTAGTTTACAGCGTCTGGTTTAGCTCTGTACCTTAACAGAGTATCATGGTAACTTAGCTCGGTTGGGAGCCTATTGGCATAAAGTACCAAGTTAGCGGTGGTTCAATTCCATCAGTTGCCATTGCTGGATATTCCAGCTAAAAAATTCAATCATCTCAAAAAGTCAACCCCTATTCGTGTGGAATTGATTTTTTTATAATAGTTTTGAGGTGATTGTGTTTATGTTAGAAATAATTAGTATAGTTTCAACAGTAGTAATGATTGTATTAATTGGAATAGTATTAAAGCTACCAGATTTAATTACACAAAAATGGCTTGAAACTATAAAAAATAAAAATGCACATGATATTCAAATCGAATCATATTTTAAGCAACTCGGAGGTAAACAACAACAAGAAGTACTAGCTAGTTGGACAGATTTTTTAACAGATATGGATGGTACTATTGCTAAGATTAGTAGTGAAAATCCAGATGCATTAAAAATTTATAAGAAGCTTATGCATGATACGATAATATATGGATCAGATCGAACTGTAAAATTGATATCCGCCTATAATTCAGCTACTTTTGCACTTAATAAATCAAAACAATTTGATCCATATAAAATGATGGTATATATTGCATATATTGTATCAAGTTTAAAAGAAGATTTTTCAGGCTACTATATCAGCCCTCTTACTTTATTAAAAATAAGCATAAAAGACTATGATAGTTATGCTAGTGAATATGAAAGAGGGTATGAAAGCATCAAAAAAGAGTTAATGAAGTAATGTTTTTTTTGCATTTTAATTTGTGGATATATTTGAAATATGTATTGATAATAATTATTAGTTGTATATTAGTGATTTGGATAGTTAAAAAAATAATGAAATAAGATCAGCGTAAGCTGGCTTTTTATTTTGCACAGATTAAGGTGGTGGTGAGATGTTTTGGAACGGAAGTTAACAGCTAAGCAAAGGTTATTTTGCGATGAGTATATTAAGTCTGGGAATGCTAAAGGCGCAGCTCTCAAAGCTGGATATTCTGCAAAAACAGCATATTCTATTGGCAATGAGAACCTGAATAAACCTGAACTTAAATCCTATATTGACGCTAAAATGGCTGAAATTGAGTCACATAAGATCGCTGATGCTAAAGAAGTGTTGGAATTTTATACTAAAGTACTCCGAGATGAAGTTGTTGAAGAAGTTCCAATGTCTACTGCCGATGATGTGGTTGTAATTAAAAAGAAGCCTTCTTTCAAGGACAAAATTACAGCTTCAAAAGAAATTATGAAGCGCTATCCATTAGTCGATCCTATTGAGAAACAAAAACTTCAAAAACTTATTGCAGATACTCGTATATCGGAAGCAAAGGCTACAGTTGCTGAACGATTAGGCAATGAAAGTGATGACAAGCTTGATGAACTTATGGATAAGTTGATAAAAGCAAGTGAAAAGTCCCAAGAATGAAGATGGTATAATTATTATGAAAATAAAAAAGCCCTAGCGGTGCTGGTGACACCCTAGAGCTAGGTAATCATAGAAAGGTATGATCACATGAATAATAATATAGAAATTTGGAAAGACGTTCAAGGCTATGAGGGACTTTATCAGGTGTCAAATCTTGGAAGAGTAAAAAGTTTGTATAAAAATACTAAGATTCTTATGCCTAGATTAAATAACCGTGGGTATCAGTATGTAATGTTTTTTAAAGACAAAAAATATAAGCATTTTTTAGTTCATAGATTAGTAGCACAAGCTTTTATCCCTAATCCTAACAAGTTATCTCAAGTAAATCATATTGATGAAAATAAAGAAAACAATTGTATTAGCAATTTAGAATGGTGTACAAACATTTATAACAATCTATATCGTGGCAAAGCTAAAAGAGCTGGAATAAAGAAAGGTATATGTGTTGCTCAATATAATTTAAAAGGCAAATTAGTTAAAGTTTGGAATTCTGCACATGAAGCTTCTAAAGAAGGGTATAACGCTGGCCATATAAGAGAGTGTTGCTTAGGACAGGTGCAAACTCATAATAATTATATGTGGCGATCAGTCAGTAACAATCATGTAATTAAACAGATTGAGCCATATCAAAAAACAAGTTTTACTAATCGCTCGGATTTAAGTAAAACCATTGGTCAATATGATATTGATGGCAACTTGATAAAAGTTTGGTCATCAATAAGAGAAGCTTCAAGAAAAGGATTTGATCGTAGCAGTATTTCATATCATATAAAGAATAAAAAACCATATAAAGGTTATATTTGGAAATTAATGTAATAATATGGCATTAAACAATTTATTTACAAAGAAACAACAAAAGGTACTTCAATCTTATTTGAATGATGATTGGAAGTATCTTTTTTTAATTGGTGCGGTTCGTTCGGGTAAAACATATATTTCAAATTGGATGTTTTTACTTGAGTTAAAACGAGTCGCAAAGTTAGCAAAGACAAATAATGTTAAAAGACCGATTTATATATTAGCTGGGTATTCTAGCAATTCAATTAATACAAATATTATTGCGTCAATTGAGAACGAGTTTGGTATAAATATACCAGTTGATAGACATGGTCATTATCATTTGTTTGATGTAGAAATTGTTCCGGCTTATACAGGTTCAATACGTGGTATTGGTTCTATTCGTGGAGCTACTGCGTATGGTGCTTTGATTGATGAAGGAACGCTTGCAGATCAGGGCGTTTTTCAAGAAATAATTAACCGTTGTTCTATTGAAGGTGCAAGAATTGTGGTTACTTCAAACCCTGATGCACCAACAAATTTTATTAAGACTGAATATATTGATAATCATGACCCGAAAGCGAGAATCAAAGTGTTTAATTTTACAATCTTTGATAATACTTTTTTATCTAAAGATTACGTGGATGCTTTAGTGGCTGCTACACCTTCTGGAATGTACACAGATCGAACGATCTATGGTAAGTGGGTTAGTGCTGAGGGGCAAATATTTAGTGATTTCAATATTGAAACTATGACTATTACAACTGATCAACTACCAGAAATGGTTAAATACTATGCCTCGATTGACTGGGGTTTTGGTAAAGGTCATAAAGGAGTTATTCAACTTTTTGGTGATGATGAAAATGGAACAAGTTATTTGATCAAAGAATGGGCACATGAGCATAGATTCATTGATTATTGGATAGATGTTGCCAAAGAAATTAAACAAAAATATGGGAATATCGTCTTTTGGGCTGATTCAGCTCGTGTTGATTATGTGAATCAAATGCAAGCTAATGGTATCAATTGTATTAATGCCAATAAAAATGTATTGAGTGGTTTGGAATTTGTAGATAGTTATTTCAAACAAGGAAAGTTAATCATTAATAAAGATGAAGCCGATAATTTATTAAACACTATTTTCAATTATGTTTGGGACGATAAGAAAGAAGCTCCTCTAAAAGAAGATGATGATAGTGAGGATTGCTTAAGATATGGAATTTATTCAGAACATTATGAAGGAAGGGGGTTCATACCTTGGAATTAGAAGCGCTAAAGAAATTAATTCAAAATACTTCTTCAAGTCGTAATGATTTAATTAATAACTATAAGAAGTCCGTCGACTATTACGAAAATAAGACTGATATTACTACTAGAAATGACGGTAAGCCCAAACTTAACAAAGAAGGCAAAAAAGATCCTTTAAGAAGTGCTGATAATCGTATTCCATCTAACTTCTATCAACTTTTAGTAGATCAAGAAGCAGGATATGTTGCGTCTGTTTTTCCTGACATTGATGTAGGAAAAGATACGGATAACAAGAAGATCCTTGATGTATTAGGTGATGATCGTGCTTTAACTTTAAACGGGCTATTAGTAGATAGTTCTAATGCAGGCAGAGCTTGGCTGCATTATTGGATTGATGACGACAACAATTTTAGGTATGGCATTATTCAACCTGACCAGATTACACCAGTTTATGCAACAACATTAGATAATAAATTGCTAGGTGTGCTTAGAAGTTACAAGCAACTAGATCCAGAAGTTGGTAAGTACTTCACAGTTCATGAATATTGGACGGATAAGGAAGCCCAATTCTTTAAGACAAGTACAACCAATAGCGAAATCATTGAACCGTACAACATCATTACGTCTTACGATTTAAGTGCAGGATATGAAACGGGGCAGTCAAACACTCTAAAACATAATTTTGGTCGTGTTCCTTTTATCGAATTTCCAAAAAATAAATACGGATTGCCTGAATTAAATAAATATAAAGGTTTAATTGATGCTTACGATGATATCTACAATGGATTTATCAATGATTTAGACGATGTTCAAACTGTAATCCTTGTCTTAACTAACTATGGTGGGACAAGCTTAAAGGATTTTATGAATGATCTTAAAAAGTATAAGTCCATTAAGATTAATAACGCTGGTAATGGCGATAAAAGTGGTGTTGATAAGCTTCAAATTGATATCCCAGTAGAAGCTCGTGATGACGCTCTTAAAATAACTCGTGATAATATCTTCTTATTTGGTCAAGGAATTGATCCAGCTAACTTTGAAAGTAGCAACGCAAGTGGTGTAGCAATCAAAATGCTATATTCTCACTTGGAATTGAAAGCAGCTAAGACGCAGACCTACTTTGAACATGCAATTAACGAACTTGTTCGGGCAATTATGCGATATCTCAACTTTTCAGATGCTGACAAGCGCCATATATCACAACATTGGACGAGGACTAAGGTAGAGGATAGCTTAACTAAGGCTCAAATTGTCTCTACAGTAGCAAACTACAGTTCAAAAGAAGCAGTTGCTAAAGCTAATCCAATTGTCGATGATTGGCAACAGGAATTAAAAGACTTAGCCAAGGATAGAGAAGAAAATGATCCGTATGCTAATCAAGCTGACGAGTTAAACGGTAAAGGCGTAGACGATGAATAGTAGTGAATACTGGCGCAAACGTGCTATTGCTGAAAAGAAAAAGCAACTTGAAGCGTCAGCAGATTATGAAGCTGCTATGCAAGTTAGACTAAGACGGTTAGAACATGAATTTGAAAAAGAAGCATTAGTTTACTTACAGCGCTATGCTAATGAAAATAATGTTGGCTTAAAACAAGCTGCTAGTGTCTTAGGAAGTATCAACACAACTAAGTGGTCTATGACCCTAGAAGAGTTTGAACGTAAAGCTAAGGCTGGTGGCTATGATAAAGAATTAAACGCTGAATATTACAAGAGCCGTATTTACAGACTTCAACAATTGCATGACCAGATGGTTGAATTTTCTAAAAGATATGGCATGGCTGAACAGCTGAGAATGCAAAAAGGCTTAGCTAGACAGTATCAAAATAGCTATTACTTACATGCTTACGATAAGTATCGAGCTACTGGTCAATTAGATATCAAGCTAAATCATTTCAACGAACAGCAACTAAAAAATATTGTTTACAGTCCTTGGAAGGGTAGCGATTTTAGCAAACGAATTTGGAAAGAATACACTGAAATTCTTCCAGATGAATTAACTGATGCACTGCTAAGAGGTACATTGTTTGGTTACTCTCCAAATAAAGTAGTTAGAATGATGCGAGACAGATTCCAAAAGGTTTCTGAAAGAGATTTACATAGACTAGTTATCACTGAGATGGGACACGCTGCCGAAGAAGCAACAGCACAGTTCTATAAAGATAGTGATATTGAACAGTACCAGTACTTAGCAACCTTAGAAAGTCATACTTGTGACCAATGCGCCCACTTAGATGAGCGCATTTTTTATTTGAAAGATAAAAAGGAGGGTATAAATTATCCGTTAATTCATCCCTATTGCAGATGTACTACTGTTCCTTATGACAAAGATTTACCAGACATTGAAACACGTTGGAGTCGTGATCCTAAAACTGGTAAAGGTACTTATGTGAAGGATATGAATTATCAACAGTGGGAAAGAATGACTAGTCAAAAGACTTTAGGATATCAGGACTGGAAGAAAATTACTGGTGTTAAAATCCTTAGTTTAGGAATGCTAATATCTTTAACAGCACCCAAATTATCCTTTGATGAAAAGAAAGCCATAACTGATTATGTTTCACCTGCTTCTTATGATTTAAACGATAGGCTTAGAAATGGCTATTCATTGACTGAAGAACAAGAAACAATGGTAAAAGATCTAGATACAGCATTAGAAAAACTACCAGTATATATGGATAAAGAGCCGTTGCAAAGATCTTTAACTTTTATGTGGCCTGAGGATCAAGAAGAATTTTTAAGAAATGCCTTAAAAAACGGATATATTCAGGAAAAGAGCTATACGTCTTCAATTCAACATGGGGTATATGATGAAGACGATGGGGTTAGAATGATAATAAAACGAAGTCATTCAGGAAGAGATTTAAAAAAATTTACGCTTGATGGAGAAAATGAAGTATTATTCAAACGAAATACTAAATTTATTTTGAAAGATTTATATCAGAAAGACGGTAAGTTCTATCTAGAGGTTGTAGAAGATGAAGGATAATAAAAAAATTCCTGTAACGTTAGAAAATTTGCACTATTTAATTAAAGAAATTCCACCAGAGCAATTTAAAAAGAACAGAACTAAAATTAAGAGAAGAATGAAGGAAAGTAAAAAAATTTGGGAAGAAAAATCAAAGAAAGATAGTTAGAGAAATTAATTTTAATATTATTTGACCTGAGTAAGTCGTAAAACTGCTCTTTTTGTATGCCCTTATGAGAGGCGAACTCGTAGAAAACGTGTGAAAGGATAGAACAATGAAAAGAAAACAATTAGAAGAGCTTGGATTACAAGAAGAGCAGATTAAAAAGATCATGGATTTAAACGGTGCTGATATTGAGAAAGCTAAGGGTGAATCATCTGACCTGCAGGCAGAAAATGAAGCTCTTAAGTCTCAAATGAGCGAACGTGACAAAGATTTAAAGAAGTTACGCTCTCAAGTTAAAGATAATGAAGACTTGACTAAACAATTCAATGATTTAAAGAGCAAATATGATAAGGATACAGCTGATCTTACTCAAAAACTTGCTACTAATCGTTTAAATAGCGCAATTGACCAATCATTAAGCAAAGCTAACGCTCGTAATAATAAGGCTGTTAAAGGTCTTTTGAACATGGACGAAATTAAGCTTGATGATGATGGTAATTTAACTGGCTTAGACGATCAAATTAAATCTTTGCAGAAATCTGATGGTTATTTATTTGATGAAGGTAGTAAGCAAGATTACCAACCAAATAATGGAAAACCTGCTAACGCTGATCCAGTCCAAGCAATGGTTGATATATTTAAAGGAGACAAATAATGGCAATTAATTACGCTGATAAATATCAAAAAGCAGTTATTGATGGTTTTTATCCAGACGTTTTATATTCAAGCGCTTTGTGGCAATCACCATCTAACAAAACAATTAATTTTTTAGATGCAAAACATATTAAAGTTCCACGGTTATCAATTTTATCTGGACGTCAAAACCGTGAAAGACGTACTATTACGCAACCAGCAGCCAACTATTCATTAGACTATGATGTTTATGAATTAACTAATGAACGTTACTGGAGTACTTTAGTTGATCCATCAGATATTGATGAAAGTAATCAATTATTATCAATCGCTAATATTACTAGACAATACAACTTAGATAGCAAGATGCCTGAAAAAGACAGAGAAATGTTTTCTAAATTGTTTAGTCAACGTCAAGCTGCAAATACTGCCGAGGGATTGGATCAAAATGCTGGTATCCACTCCGAAACTTTGGACGCAACAAACGTCTTAAAAGCTTACGATCAAATGATGCGTAACTTTGACCGTGCAAGAATTCCAGTTCAAGGACGTATTCTATATGTTGATACTGGTACGTATTACATGCTTAAAGAAGCGGAAGCAGTTAATAGAACAATCATCGTGGGCGATCAACAAAACATTAATCGTGCTGTTCGTTCACTTGATGAAGTCACTGTTGTTGCAGTACCAGAAGATTTATTCCAAACTAAGTTTGACTTTACCAATGGTTCTAAGACTGTTGCTGATGCTAAACAAATTAAGATGATGCTTATTTACAACGGTGTTCAAATTGCACCTGAAAAATATGACTTTGTTGGGTTGGATGCACCGGCAGCCGCAAACTCTGGTAACTGGTTATACTACGAACAAAGTTACGATGACGTTCTTTTACTTAAACCTAAGTTCAGAGGTGTTGAGTTCTTTATTGCTGAAAAAGACGGTAGCGCTGATCCAGTTGGACGTGATAAAACAGCCGAAACAGATGCTAAACCAAACGCAAATAACACTGTCGAAGAAATTAAGGCTTACTTAGATAAGAAGAGCATTAACTACAGTGGTAAGACCAAGAAAGAAGAACTATTAGCTTTAGTGAAGTAGGTGGTTAGATGAATAAATATCCACGATTTGACGAGGTTAAAAAGAACTTAGCGGATTTTTTGCCAAATACTGATAATATGCCGAATTATGATAGCGTATTGGAATTTACATTAGACAAAGTTATTTCAGATATTTCTATTTACACCAACATTCCAATTTTAGAGCTACCAGAGGAGCTTGAACCGACTATGTTAGGACTAGCAGTACAAACTATTGACACTCATCAATGGCTAGTACCAAAAGACCAGCAAGTAGGAAATGTTCAATCTTTATCAGAAGGAGATACATCTGTGTCTTTTAGGTCTCCGAGTGATATTTATTCAGCATTACAAGCTACTAATACGATTACGGATAACTATGTATTGTTACTCAATAATTTTAGAAGGTTGCCAGCAGAATGAATTACTTTAATGGCTTAAAAAAAGCACTTCCTAGGCTCTGGAATGACCGAGTTAGGATAGTTGGTACTCAACCAGTAAAAAAGGGTTATATCACCAATAATGAAGATGTAACTATTGTGGAAAATGAACCAGCTAAGGTTGTTTTAAAAGGACAATCTCCAAGTGAACAATCATTCTTTGGTACTGATGAATACGATGCAAAATTAATTATCCGAAATGGCATAAAAATCCCTGCTGGGGCTGATATTTATGTGACTGATGTAAATGGTCAGGAGACTAAATATAAGCGTGCTAGTAAAGGATATAGTGGCTATTTTAGCCACCAAGAAGTAGCTATGGTTAGGAGTGAAAAAGCATGAGTTTAGGTCATGTTGATGATGCCCAATTTCAGCAATTTGCAAGCCGTGTTAGACAAAAGATTGATAGTGGCTATGTAAAACAAGAGCTTGGTAAGAGTTCTAAGCGAATAGGTACGCAATCTTTACGAATTTTGAAAGCTAACACTCCTGTAAAAGAAGGCAATCTGCGGAGGTCATGGACTGCCGAAGGTCCTAGTTATAGTGGTGGCGGCTGGACGATTAAACTAATCAACAATGCTGAATATGCTTCCTATGTTGAATCTGGGCATAGACAAACTCCTGGTAGATATGTCCCAGTGCTTAAAAAATGTTTAGTTAGAGATTGGGTGCCAGGACAATTTTATATGAAGAAATCTATCCCACAAATCCAAAGACAGATGCCACAGTTAGTGACAGAAGGGTTGTGGGTATTAAAGGACTTGTTCGAATGAATTTAATTGATCTAATTGCAAAGAGAGTATCGGAGATTTTTCCTAATACTACAATTTACTCAGAAAGACAAAAAAGCGGATTTGAAGTGCCGTCATTCTACATCAGTAAGATAATGACGATTACTAAAAGCCGCTTTTTTGATATTCAAGATCGGACTGTATCTTACTCACTGACCTATTTTGCTAATCCAGACAGACCTAATGCTGATATGGATGAAGTAGAGCAAAAACTATTGAATAATTTCACCAGATTAGACGATTATGCAACCGTTAGAAACCGAGAAATAACGATTAACCAAGACGATGAAACTCTAGTAATGAGCTTTGATTTGAGGTTAGAGATGTATCCAGTTGAAGACGGTGGGAAGTTAGAAAGGATTGAATTTAATGGCGGAATCCAAGGAGACGGAAGTCGGAAAAATTAAGACGACCGTCAAGGTTGAAGATCTAAAATTTACTAAAAAAGCACTAATTTCAAGTAATAAGTTCACTTCTATTGAGAGGGATGTATTGAAGCTAGTGCTAGATGATGACAAAGAATATACAATTGCTGACGTTAACAAAGCAGTTGAACAATTTAAGGAGGGATATTAATGGCAGGTGGAACTTGGAAAGCACAAGATAAACGCAGACCTGGTGCTTATATTAATGTTGTTGGTAGTGGTCAAAGAGAAGTGACTTCTTCTCTAGGTAGAGTGTTGTTAGTTCGTGATAAAGGTTTAGGTTGGGGCAAGACTGGTGTTATTGAAGTAGAAGCTAACAGTGATTTCACTAAAAAGTTAGGTACTACTTTAGATGATCCAGCTCTTACAGCATTAAAGGAAACATTGAAAGGTGCTTCTAAAGTGCTTGTTCTTAACCCTAATGAGGGTACAGCAGCAACTTTAACTAAGGAAGGATTGCCTTGGACTATTACGGCAAATTATCCAGGAGAAAAGGGTAATCAAATTACTGTTTCTGTTGAAGTTAGTCCAGCAGATCCAAATACTGCAACAGTCTCAACTATCTTTGGTACTAAGTTGGTTGATGAACAATCAATCAAGTTCAATGAATTAGATAAGTTCAAGGGCAATGATTACATCACTGCAAAAGTAGTCGAAAAGAGTAGTCCAAAGCCTGTAGCATTTACTAATGTTTCAGGCGCTTTGACTGGCGGTACTACTAAGTCTAATAAAGTTGAAGCTTTATTAAACGATGCTTTAGAAAATGAAGAATACGCTGTTGTTACTACTGCTGGTTTTGAACTATCAAGCAACATGAATAAATTAGTTGTTGAAGCAGTAAAACGTCTCCGTGAAAACGAAGGACGCAAGGTTAGAGGTGTAATTCCTACTGATGTAAGTACTGTCTACAACTATGAAGGTATTTCAACTGTTGTTAATGGCTACACTCTGGGCGATGGAACTAATGTTGATGTTAAAGATGCCACAGGTTTCTTTGCTGGTATTTCAGCATCAGCGGATGCAGCAACTTCATTAACTTATTTTGACGTTGAAGATGCTATCTCTGCATATCCTAAGCTGGATAATGAAAAGACAATCAAGGCACTTGATGCTGGTCAAATTGTCTTTACTACAAGACCAGGTCAAAGAGTAGTTATTGAACAAGATATTAACTCACTACATAAATTTACTGCTGAAAAGCCAATGGCTTTCTCAAAGAACCGTGTAATGCGTACTTTAGATGAAATTGCTACTGACACTGAAAATACTTTTGAAAGAACTTATTTAGGTAAAGTCGGTAACAATGCAGCTGGTCGTGATCTCTTTAAGGCAGACAGAATTGCTTACTTAACAGGTTTGCAAAATAGAAATATCATTCAATCTTTTGCTAATACTGATATCACTGTAGAAGCAGGAAATGATGTTGACTCTATTGTTGTTAACTTAGCAGTTACTCCAGTTGATGCGATGGAAAAGCTTTACATGACAATGGTAGTTAGATAGGAGGAATATAGATGGCGGCAATTGATGAATTTTTAAATGGTCGAGATACAATCTCAACCAAAGACGCTACTTTATCAATCAAAATTAATGGCAACATTATCAAAATGATTGAGTGCAATAAGTTTACAGCTAAGCTTGAAAAGAATAAGGAAGATGTTCAAACCTTGGGTTCTCACTGGAAGAGAAAGAAAACTACTTCTGTTGAAGGCACAGGAACTTTAGGCGGTTACTTGATTAACTCTAACTGGATTAAATACGGCATTCCTTACACTCAAGATGGTGGAGATTTATATTTTGATGCAACTTTAACCATTCACGACCCAACTTCAAAAGCTGGTAAGCAAGTGATCCAACTAACTGATGTTAACTTGGACGATATCCCAATTGCTGACTTTGAAGCCGATGACGGTGTAATGGAATGGGAAAGTGATTTCACTTTTGAAGGTGTCAACTTAGTACAAGCATTTAACGGAATTAATTAAGGAGTATTTAAATGGCTGAAAGTGTTGAAGATTTTTTATTTGAAAATGTCGGAAGTCCAATAGAAGAAAAGGAAGTTAAGTTAGAAAGATTTAAGTCTCCATTTAAGATTAAATCTTTAACTGCTGATGAAGTATCTGCACTTCGAAAGCAAGCAACTAAGCGAGTTCTTAATCGAAAGACACATAAGTATGAACAAGACACTGATGAAAATCAGTTCCAAGATTTAGTTGTAGCAGAAGCTGTTGTTTCTCCTAACTTAAATAATGAGAAACTACAAACTTCATGGGGATGTATTGCTAAGCCAGAAGAAGTATTGAAGAAAATGCTTAAAGTCGGCGAATATACTGAGCTTTCGCAGGCAATTATGGATTTATCGGGTCTTAATGATGATGACAGTTCAGAAGATTTGGTTGAAGAAGCAAAAAACTAATAAATGAGTCTGTTGGCGACTTTAACATTTATCACTATGTCCTTAATGAGTATCATTGGACGCCAAAACAGTGGGCGGAAATGTCAAGACGTGAACAGGCTTTAGTCGTTGCTTCAATTGAAGTACGGCAAAAATACGAAAAAGAAGAAGAGCGTAAAGCTAAGAGAAAGGCTAGGTCTAAGCATATTTAGGCTTAGCTTTTTCTTTGTATCAAAAATAGAGAGGAGGTAGTAAATGAGTACGATTGGTACCACTGTGAAAATTAATGATGCTTTCAGTAGTCCCTTAGATAGATTATCTAGTGGCTTACAAAAAGCTCAAAGTGGTATGAGTAGGCTAAAACAAGCTATTTCTGGTGGATCTAGTGGCGGTGGCAGCATGTTCAAGTCCATGGTTGGCGGTACTGTTGTTGGTGGTGCAATTAACAAGGGTATGGAGCTTGCTGGGACTGGTATTAGGTCAATGTATGGTGAACTTGATGAAGCAAGTAAAGCTTGGCAAACATTTGAAGGAAACATGCACCAGTTAGGAAAAAGTCCTGCTGAAATTGCTACTGCTAAGAAGTCAATGCAGCAATTTGCCCAACAGACTATCTATGGTGCGTCAGATATGGCAAGTACTTACTCACAATTAGCTGCTGTAGGTACTAAAAATGTAGATCAATTAGTTAGAGGTTTTGGTGGTTTAGCTGCAGCTTCTTCTAATCCCCAACAAGCCATGAAGACCTTGTCTGAACAGGCTACACAAATGGCTGCTAAACCTAAGGTGCAATGGCAGGACTTTAAGTTGATGCTAGAGCAAACTCCAGCAGGTATTTCAGCCGTAGCAAAGACAATGGGCGTAAGTACTCAACAGTTAATCAAGAATGTTCAAGACGGAAAGGTTAAGACTGAGGACTTCTTGAACGCAATTGCTAAAACAGGAACGAATGCCAACTTTACCAAAATGGCTACTCAATTCAAGACGGTTGGGCAAGCTATTGATGGGTTAAAGGAAACAATGGCTAACAAATTGCAAGGCGCATTTGATCGGTTAGGTAAAGTTGGCATCAAATTTGTTTCTGATTTAACAGATCAACTTTCCAATGTTAATTTTGATGGATTTGTTGATGGATTGTTTAAAGCCTTTGAAAGTTTAGAGCCTATTTTCGATAATTTAAAGAAAGGTTTTGAAGACTTTAAAAAAGGTTTCTCTGATTCTGGTGCTTTAAACTCATTGAAAGATACCTTTGAAAGCATTACAAAAGCTGTCGACAAATTAGTAAAAACAATGGGTAAATCTAATGGTGGAGATAGCCTATTTAAGCAATTAGGTAAATTAGCTGGTGGCGCATTAGGTGGTGCTGCAAAGGCTATTTCAGGAATTGCAGAAGCACTAGGTAAGTTAGACCCAGGCACAATTCAAATGTTAGCCCAAGCCTTTATTATCTTAAAAGGTGGTTTAAAGGGACTATTTTTTGAAGCTGTAGTTTGGGGACTAAAAGAACTTAATAAATTAGATCCAGGCACAATTAACAATATTGCGGAAGCTATAACAGCTCTTGCAGTAGCCTTCACAATTTTGAAAGCAGTTGGAAAAATTGGTGGTTGGATGAAAGAAGTATCTGGCTTCTTTAAGGGATTAAAGGGAGCTAAAAAGATCAAAGCTCCTGAAATTGAGTCTCCTAAAATAACCAAGCCAGGCAAGATCCTAAGTAATGCTGGAGCATATATGAAACTAGGTGCGGCTTTTGCCTTAGTTGGTGCTGGTGCTTTAGCTCTTGGCGCAGGATTTAAGCTGTTGGCTGATGCAGCTACTAAAATTTCTAGTTCTGGAGGAGGTGCAATAGCAACCTTCTTTGGCATGATTGCTGCTATTGCTGGTTTAGTAATCTTAGTAAGATTTTTAGGACCTGCGTTGATTGGTGGAGCTATTGGCTTTGCTATCTTTGCAGCCGCTTTACTTTTGATTGCAGTAGCAGTTTTTGTAGCTAGTGCGGGAATTGCCTTACTTGCTACTCAACTACCGACCATTTCTGAATATGGAACAAGTGCAGCAGTCGGTTTGCTTGCGTTAGCAGGTGCTATTGCTGTATTTGGTTTAGCAGCGATTATTGGAGCTGTTGGGGTACTTCTTTTAGGTGTGGCTTTAGTAGTTCTAGCAGTTGGATTAGTTGCAGCAGGAGTTGGCGCTTTAATTTTTGCAGTTGGATTAGCTCTAGTTGGAATTACCGCCTTAATCGCTGCTGTCGGTGTATTGCTCTTAGGAGTAGCAATTGCCTTAGTAGCTGTTATGGTAATAATCGCAGCTGTAGGAATGCTCCTGTTTGGCGTAGCACTTGTCATAGTTGCTGTTCTTGGAATTGTTGCAGCAGTTGGGTTGCTTTTGATAAGCGTTGCTTTGATGCTAATCATGGTTAGTGCAATGATTGCCGCAATTGGTTTAATTCTCTTGTCAGTAGCATTAATTTTAATTGCTCCAATGGCTTTAATTGCAGCCGTTGGATTGCTTCTCTTAGGCGTTGCTTTAGTTCTCGTTATGGCTATGGGATTAGTGGCAGCT